ACTAGCTCCAGTGCTTCTACGTATAGAGATTTTAGAATAGATTTAAGTGCAGGTTTATCAGAATACTCTAGGTCATCAACATATTTTTCTAGAATCGTAAGAGTATCTTCTTTTTCAATATCAATTTCTTCATTTAGATCCTGTTCAAATGATGGATCCTCAATAACTTTTATCTCATGGACACCTGCAGCATACAATTGACTGATAAAGAATTCAAACTTATCAGGATCGTTTTTCTTTTCTACAATAATCTTAATAAAATTATTAGTGTAATCAGTATACGCAAATTTACTACTATTTAACTGATCTTCATTGTAGTAAATCTTAGAATAAATCTCATAAGGGTTCGGTATAAACTCCAACTGTTTAGTTTCTGTATCAAATATATGGAAACCACGTTTACAATTGTAGTCATTCCAATAGATTTGGTATGGATTTCCTAAGTATGTTATGTTTTCTCTAGTGCTTCTTTGATGATAGTGACCTGAGAATACCTTTTCAAACTTTCTATAAGGAGAAGTGGCAGCACCATGATCCATGATGTAACCTCTATGTGCTTCAAATCCATTGAGTTCTAGATGTCCCATTGCTACTGGAGACTTTGACTTTTGAATCATACTGTAACTTTCGTCATGATTCTCAGAGTTAATCCAAGGTACAAATAAGATAGGTAGTCCACCAATCTTTACCTCAGTTGTCTTATCGTATATTGTAATATTATCGTACTGGGATAGAACACTCTGTAGTGTGTTGACTAGATTAGTGTCTTTAAAGTATGCAGTATGGTTTCCAACTAAAGCATGGACTTCAACTCCCATGTCTTTTAGTACATCAAAATAATTATGTGTTGCCCACTGTGCTGCCCAGAGATCTAAGTTTCTACGGTTATCAAATGTGTCTCCTAGATCTAGAACCGTTGTGATGCCACGTTTTTTTAGGGTGGGAAAGAATACATTCCTATAGAATTTTTTAAAGAAGTCATGGAATATTCTACTAGACTTTCTTGCACCAAAGTGCTGATCAGTTATAATTGCTATCTTCATCGTGCACGTAGTAAAGGTGGAAGGTGTCCTGTCATTGCTGTACCAAAAAAATTAAGTGTGAGTCTAGGTTTAGTGCCAAAAGTTATAACTCCGTGGTGAGTTTGACCATTGAATAAAACAAATCTGTTGTATACATTCTTAACAGAAACTGTCTCAACATATTGTTCTCTCATTTTATCCCATGCTTCATTATATTCGTCAATATCAATCTCCTCACTTTTATACAGTTTTTCTTTCATCTGCATTTCTTGTTGAGTTTGAAATGAATATCCTTTTTTAACATGGTATACAGAAGTTCCTGTATCAGGTTCTGGATCCTTTGTTAAGTATACTATACCACCAAACCATGTGTCAACGTCTGAATGTATCCATCCTTGATTTCTTTTATCCCATTTATCTTTCGAGAATGGTTTTATTTTCTGAAAGTGAGTTTGCATTTCCCAGTAGTTAGGTATCTTATCATGATATAAGTAATGTAATTTCTCACCAAAATAATTAAAGAACCTATTATCTTCAGCATGAAGTTGCTTAGTTCTTTCACCTGGCCAATTACCTTTTGTAGGTGGATACCATTTTAAATTTTCTGCTAGTTCAACGACCCCATCAGGATCCTCAAAAAAGTTATCTACGATGGTTACAGGGTAAGTCATCCATTATTAAGTTTTATTTCTACGTTTTCTTTAATAGTATTATAGTCTGAATGACCTGATTTGTCATCTGTATGGAATACTTGATCATATCCAGACTTGGTTAGAATCTTATTCTTAATTTCTAACTGACGTTTTTCCTTTTGTATTCTCCTCAGAAATGCATAGTATATAATTTGAGTAAAGTATGCAAAGGGATTCTTAGATTTCTCTGGGTTAAAGTTTTCTATGTATTGTACACAGTTCTCAATGCCATCACATATCATATCCTCTCGGAACATATAATTGACAAAGTTTGGTTTGTATGATAAGTGTGTAGCAATCTTTAAAAAACATCCTCCAATGTAATTAGATATTTGAGGACGAGGTTCACCTGCTTCTTTTGCTGCAGCACATTGTCCTTTAAAAACAATAAGTGCTTCTAGAAGCTCTTTGTTATTTACATAATGCTCACTCTTCGCCCTCTTTCTAACTGCCATGTTTTTGTTTCTTTGTTTATATTTTATACAATTTTTAACCAAAAGTCAAGGGGGGCTTGACAAGAGGTTGTAAAGTGTGTACACTACGAGTGTGCGAGTTCAAGGGATGGTTATATACCAAATAGCTTATCTAAGTTAACTCTAGCTTCCTCTACTGTACTTAGGCGACCTTCTTTACTAACGAAGTCACCGCCCAACTTCCTTAGAGACATAGCATAGAAAATCTGAACTTCAGGATCTACTTCTACTATTGTTATAATTTTATCCTTGGGTATGATAAATTCTTCTTCTCTGGAGAATTTCATCCATGGTTGAACTTTTGCACCTGATATTTTATTCGGCAGAGTTATCTCTTCTACTTGTATTGGGTTCTCTACTATTAGATAATCTCCATTTGTATCTTGTACATGAGTTACCATAGATAGTATTTCTTCTCCAGAGACTAATTTTAAAGCCGCGAGAAATTCTGGTTTCTTATTTTTATCTGATTCTGACATCTATAAACTCGTAGTTAAAGTTTTCTTCATTATAAATTTTTACTCTTTCGACAAGATGATTTAATGTATAGTTCCTTTTAGAACCTCTGGATATATCATCTGCAATGTCATACAAGACTGCTTTAGTCTTGTGGTCTCCTTTCCTCAAGACCCTACCGATTGACTGGAGGTTCCTGATTTTCGATTTCGATGGCGAAGCAAAGACAACGTTATGTAAGTTCCGAATATTAATCCCAGTGCTAAAAGTCCCATATGATGCCACAATAATACTGTCATGTGTAGTCTCAGCAATCTGTCGTGCCTTCTCTCTGTCCTCTGTATCGACCCCACCGTGGACTAAAAAGACCAGTCTGTCTTCTCCTACCTTATTATTTATCAGTTCAAAAAGGGGCATGCCATGCCGTTCAACGTAGTTGAACAGGACGAGAGTGTTACCAGATAGGTCACAAACTAGGTTACGTATGAACTTACTGCGTCCTTCATGCTCAACAAGGTAGTCCATTTCCTCTTGATAGTTATCAAAGGTATTAGAATCATGCTTGAGTATCAGTACTTTGATTTCAAATTCAGAAAGATGTCCCTCTTTAATAAGGGTTTCTGTCTTAGTAACCTTGTCCACAGTACCAAATACACCTTCGAGCACAAGGCGATTTGTTTGTGTACCATCTAAAGTACCTGTAAACCCTACGCGATATTTACAATCGTAGAGTTTATTCATGATACTTGTCAAAGACTTAGCTTTAAACAAGTGTGCTTCATCTCCTATTATAGCACCAAACTGCTCAAAATAATCTTTAGGTAACTTATATACTGACTGCCATGTGGTAATGATTACATCCTTTTCTGACCTAGGATCAGTACCTGCATATACTTTGTGGCAATGTTTCTTTGCGTTCCAACCATAGTCTTGGAAGTCTTTAAACATCTGTTCTACAAGAGATGTGGTGGGAACTACTATGAGTGTTTGTAATTTTTTTGCTGACCAGAATCTAGTCAACGCATAGATCATTAGAGATTTACCAGAACCTGTAGGTGACAGTAATAGTTTACGCTTGTTGCGTAGTGCTTCGTAGATACCTTTATACTGATAGTCTCTAACTTTATGTGGTAAGTTTAATGTTTTTATCCAGTCTCCTAGTCCTTCGGGTGTAATGAACTCATCCACTTCTGATGGAAGTCCGTAAAATTCGTTGTCCCGATGTATAACTTCGTACCCTCTTTCTTCGCAAAACGCAACAACGTAAGGGAGAAGACCAACATAAATCTCGCCTGTACCTGGTGAGAATAGTTTAATTTTTCCATCCCAATACCTCTTCTTATAAGCTGACATGAACTTTGCAGCTGGTACCTCGAAGGTAAACTCGTCTGCTAACTCGTATTGAACATGGGGTTCACATTCTACTGTTAGGTAAACTTCGTTCTTCTTCTGAATGTAGACATTAGATTTCATAACCCTTCAAAAATTTCGCGAACTCAATCGCATTCTTAATATAAAATGATCGGTTATTAATAGCCTGCATAATGGCTTTTAATGCTTCAACCATCTGGTTATAGTACTTGAGTTTAAGAACGGACTTAGAGTATACTTCATCAGCTTCCAGATA